CTTCATAACCATGTTCGTTTTGTTCAAACCTTGAGAAGATACCCCAAGTTTGAATCACACTATAGTCTGCTGTAGTCTTTGTAGAAAAAGCAGTATCATATGTTTGAATAATAAAATCACAAGCTGGCGGCTCATCATACTCCCACCATTGTAACCATTTCTTTTTTATAAGTCCACCTTCATCAGGTGTTGGGTCCTGCATGTATAATGCATTCCAGTACCTTGCTCCATTAGAAGCACGTATTTCCTGCTCATCAATCTTTAGAGAGTCATCTGTTTTCCATTCTGGGAAATAAGAAGAACCAACAGGCAACTCTAATAACTCAGCACTTGCTTCATCTAACCATGCAGGTATTCTTATCACCTCCCAAGGTAGAATAGTAGAGAACTCTGATTCTTGTTTTAATAACCACCCACATAAATCATCATAATGATACCTGGTGTTAATTATTAATATGCTTCCATTAGGCATAATACGAGTTCGAAGACCGGCTGGGTACCATTCTTTTACATATCGCCTTCCTGCCTCTGAGTATGAGTCTTCTTCAGACATCACATCATCAAGAATTGCTATATGTGCTCCTCTTCCTGCGATTTGACTTTTGACTCCGGCTGCGTAGTAGCTGCCTCCTTTGTTTGTTTTCCATTTTCCTGCTGCTCTAACGTCTGTCCTAAGAGAAACACCTGTAAATATGTCTTGAAAACTTTTAGTTGATACAATATCTCTAACAGACCTACCGAAATCGCTAGAAAGCTGGTCGCTATGGCTGACTGTAAGTATCTCATGTTCTGGATTCCTTCCTATATACCATGCTGGAAACAGTTTTGAGCAGATTACTGACTTAGAACTACGTGGAGGCAAAAAAACCATGAGTCTTTTTATCTCTCCGGACTCTAATTGTTTTAATTTTTTAGATATCACCTGAATGTGTTTGCCCATTTTCCAATCTGATATGATTGTTGGAGCAAATCTACGCACAAATGTAAGAAAATCATGCTTAGAGTGGTGCCTTATGTTGCTATCCCAGCACTTTTTAAAATTAATTACCTCTTCCATAACTTAATTATAGCACATTTTTGTCAAAAAGGCAACTAAAAGTTGGCCTATATATAATTATATAAGTAATTATATATATAATTATATATATAACATATAAATTACTATATGTCAAATAAAAAATAATATAAATAATAGTTATTTATAATTTATATATAATTATATAGGCCCGGCCACCTGTCTATAAGGCCGAGTATTTTTGTAAATATGTCTCAGGGTCATATATATATAGATATATACACGCGTGCGACGTGCCTAGGCCTGCTGTGTGTGTCTTATGCCTCTTTTCTAGTCAAAAAAACTATAGTTATATCTGCCTAGCGATAAAAAAGTCTATATAGTCTGTGTAGATTGCCTTGCACGTGTTATAAAATACTTATAAAGGCCAGTTTCTCAATGGTTTAGCAATATTTACATAGTCATTGCAGCCAAACCGCTGCAGCC